GTAATCATATTAATCGCCGACGTTCTAGTGCCATCAATAGTTGATGGGCCTTTCCATGCATTATCACTATTAACTGACCATTGAAAAAATATGTTTTTATTACATGCACCAGACGTATAGGATATGGGGTAATCCAATATTTCACCAATGTGTGTTGTTTGATCAATAAGATTGACTGTTTTGTGGACATTTTTCCAAGGAGATCCGTCTTTATAACCACCAGCTAGATACGAATAGTTAATAATTTGTCTATATCTAAATGCCGTAGGTTGTGTTTCTTGTGCTGCGATTCTTTCCCAACCATCATCAATATTTGATATACCAGTATACAACATCAGATAACTACTTCCGCTACTTGATGTTTCAAGATATAATGAACCCGAACGTGGGCTTGATGGTCTATTTGCTCTAGTGCCTCTTGGTGGTCTATTAACAACCTTATCAGATGCTAAACTTCCACTAACTTCTAAATTCTCGTATATCATTTTTTATAATTATTTTATGCTCTCCATCCACAATGACCAGAAGATGTACCACCATTTACTCCCGGTGCTAAACCGCTCACACTGGTTGTCCCTGTGTCTGTTGCATAGAAGAATTTCCAACTCGTATTATTTTGTGCACCATCATAATTACCTAACATATATTGATGGTCTTGTCCCATAGTGAAATTTTCTTCACCACAGTTAGGATGTGGTTTTACCACATTACCTATATTAGTATCATTGGCATTGCTCCATCTTCTTAAATTATACCCACCAGCGTAGTTACCTTCATTACCTGCATATCCCTTACCAACTTTTGAACTAATTCCTTTTTGTTGTGAGTGAGCTCCCCAATGTGCAGATGATGTAAATGTTTCAGAGGCAAAACTCATTTTAATTCCAGAATCTGATGTCCATCCATAACCAAAGTTTTCATCAGAAAATGCAGCACCACCATCACTACCATTTATTGTTGTTAAATTAAAACCTGTCATTATGGTTTCATTACTTAAATCAAATTTTTCAACAGTAGAACTACCACCAGTAAACATATAAGAAAACTCAGTTTCTTTATGCATTGTTCCTAAATCACCTCTTGCTTGTGTAATATTGAATTTTGTTTGGTGTGTATACTTTGTATCATTCGCCATGTTAATTGCAGATGTTCTAACACCAACAACATCGGCGGGGCCTTTAAATGCATTATCTTCATTAACAGACCAAACAAAAAAGATATACTTACTACACGCACCAGAAGTGTAAGAAGCTGGGAAGTCTAACAATTCTCCAATATGTGTTGTTTGATCCGTAGAATTGATTGTTTTATGTACGTTTTTCCAAGGAGATGAATTTTTATATCCACCAGCCAAATATGAAACTGAAATGATTTGTCTAAACTTAAAACCAACATTTGAATTAACTTGGGAAGATACTCTCACCCATCCATTGTCTCCATTGTTTAAACCAGTATAAACCATTAAAAAACTGCCGCTTGCAGCTTCTTCAAGATATAGCGATCCTGTAACAGGGCTTCCCGGTCTGTTCGCTCTAGAACCTCTTGGTGGTTTTGACACACCTTGAACTCTTAATGAACCGCTAATTTCTATATTGTCATGACGCATATTCTATAAATAGTTTTTTTAATTTCTCCAACCACAATGTCCTGACGATGTTCCACCATTTACGCCAGGAGCTAACCCAGCTGGGTTAACAGTACCTGTATCAGTTGCATAAATAAATTTCCAGCTTGTGTTATTTTGTAAACCATCATAGTTTCCTAACATGTATTGATGATCCTGACCTAGAGTAAAATTTTCTTCTCCGCAGTTAGGATGTGGCTTCGCTACATTACCAATATTTGTTTCATTGAATACATTCCATCTTCTTAAATTATATCCGCCGTTGTATGTTCCTTCATTTCCAGCATATCCTTTACCCCATTTAGAACTAATTCCTTTCTGTTGCCCACTAGCGCCCCATTGTTGGTTATTTGTGAATGTGTCAGTAGCAAAGAATAGTTTATTTCCACTTTCAGAACCATACCCATAACCATAATTTTCATCAGAGAAACCAGAACAACCTAATGAACTGGTGATAGATGTTTTTAATGTTAAGTATGGTTGCATATTTGGGTAGTATACACTATACATAACTTCATTGGTTGAATTGAATTTTTCAACCGTTGCAACACCTCCACCGAATACCCAAGCAAATTCTGTCTCTTGAAATAAAGTTCCCAAGTCATCTCTCGCATTTGCTAAATCCCATTTAGATTGGTGAGCATATGCCGTTTCATTTACCATGTTTATCCCCGTTGTCCAGGTTGAATGTATTTGTGTTGCAGATTTCCATAAACCATCTGTGTTTGTAGACCAAACAAATAAAATAGTTTTACTACAATGACCAGATGTATATGATGCTGGGTAATCCATTAATTCACCTAAGTGAACTGTTTGATCTGTTGCATTTGTTGTTCTGTGAACATTTTTCCATGGAGATGAATCTTTATACCCGCCGGCCAAATATGAAAAGTTAATAATTTGTCTATATAAGAAACCAATTCTATCTGTGTTTTGTGAACCAACGGGTTCCCATCCATTATCCCTATTGGATGCCGCAGTATATGTTACAACAAAACTTCCACTATCAGATTCTTCAAGATATAAAGAGCCAATTTCTGGGCTCCCTGGTCTATTGGCTCTGGATCCTCTAGGTATAATATATTGCCCACTTACATCTAACGATCCACTAACAATTACATTTTCTCTTAACATACTTTAATATACGTATTTTATCCGGTAACAACAAGTCTTCCTGATCTATTAGCAGCGAAAGTTACTGTAACTGTTGTAGATGTTATGTTTATTTCAGAAGGGAAGAACATATTATTACTACTATCAAATACTTGTGCAGTTAAGTTTGCTGTTCCTAAATTATGTGTAAAAGTAACACTTGATACGTTTGAGAATGTTGTTGAATTACTTAGAGCAACTCTTTTCCAAGATTGCCAAGTGCCATTACTCTTCCCTCTAACATACATTATACCTGTTCTATAATCACCGTATATTTGATGTTGCCAGTTTGAACTATAGATGTTACCATATAATGCACCGTCAGTTGCATTACCAGTTAGATTGGTCGATGAACCATCAACGTTTGTAACATATGCGTTTACGTTAGAATCAACAGAATTTGCATTTACACCATTATTAGAGTTGGTATTAAGAAATCCTACACCATCAATATTATCTGCACTTGTTGCAGTTGCAGCGTTACCACTAATACTGATACCCCAGTTACCACTTGCGCCAGTACCTGTTAATGTGGGTGAATATGAATTATAGTTACCAGCATGTAAAGCAGTATTTCCACCTATTGTTAATGCTGTATGGAAATTAGGAATACCTCCGCCACTGATTGAAAAAATGTAACCGGTGTTTGTCCCACTATTTTTGTAGATATAAAATGGTGTCGCATCAGTATTGGACCTACCAACTATCTCCCATAAGTTTGATCCCGCCGAGCTTTGAAATTGTATTATATTACCACTTGTTGAGGTTAATTCTCTTAAATTTAATACTCTACTATCAGTATCACTTGTTAATGTTACCGCTTTAAAAGTAGGTACTGCTGATGTATGTATGTTTTGTGGTAATGATAATGTTACGCCACCTGTTGATGCACTGGCAGTTATTTGATTTGCAGTTCCGGTAATGGATGTTACACCACTATTAGTAACAGTAACCGCACCTGTAGTTGCATTCACACTAATACCAGTACCAGCAGAAACTGATGTAACTTTAGCGTCAGTATATGTTGTACTAATTGAAGAACCTTGCCATACACCAGTTGTAACGGTACCCATATAAACAGTACCATCACCATACACTCTTAATAAATTATCAGCCCCCCAATGACCAAGACTCACATAGTTACTATTTGATGCTGAACTAGACCAATTATATCCTAAATAACCCGCGTTTTTAGTGCTACCAGTTTGACCAACAACAATTAAATTTGTTTGTCCGGCGGTCATGTTAGCAGAAAATGCTTCTATTGAATGGTTAAAACTTGATGCACTTGAATTATTAATTCTTAGTGTTGGTGAGTTACCTGTTCCGGTTGAACCAACGATTAATTGACCACTCATCGTGTCACCAGCCTTTTGTACAAAGGTTGATGTTAATTGTGCTGAACCAGAAACAATACCACTTGGTATGTTAGATAATCCTGTATAAGAAACTTGTGAGGATCCAGATACAATACCACTTGGTATACCACTTAATCCGCTATAACTTATCTGTGCTGAACCAGAAACAACTGATATACCATTAAAGAATGATCCTGAATGTATTGTTGTACCAACTAATCCTGAAATTATTTGTGCAGATCCCGATACCGTTCCAGATGGTAACTGCGCAGAACCTGAAAATACTCCTGTTCCAGTTAATATTGTTGCTGCTGTTATACTTCCGCCTAATGATGTTGATGTACCAGCAATTGTTATTGAACTATTCTGTAATTTTGCATTTGTTACAGACGCATCAACTAATTGAGATGCGTTGATTGTTTTATTTGTTAATGTTTGTGTTGCAGTTCTTAATACAACATCATCTTCAGCACCTAAAGGACCAGCAATCCATTTATCATTTGTTGTATCCCATAGTAATGAACCAGATGTTGTTGTTGGTGATGTTGCATCTCTAACAACAATACCCGCGTTAGTTGCACCAGAACCATTTAATTGAATGATATTATCACCTATTGCTACCGTTGTTGAATTAACAGTAGTTGTTGTACCCGATACTGTAAAGTTACCTTTAACTGTAACATCTGTACCACTTAAATTAAATGCATTATTGAATGAATTTGTAAATGAATTCAAACTACTTGTTGCAGTATGAATCGCATTTATATTTGTAGTGTTACTGCTTGTATATGAGTTTAAAGATGATATACTTGTATTGTTACTACTTGTGTAACTATTCAAACTACTAGTTGCGGTATGAATTGCATTTATATTAGTTGTATTTGAACTGGTATAAGAATTCAAAGAACCGGTCGTCGATTCAATAGAATTTAATCTACTGTTTTGTGTATTGTTTGTTGTATTGTTACTACTTGTGTATGAATTAAAGTCAGTTCTAATACTACCACTTGCAGTTTCAAGTGAAGATAATCTAATTGCAGCACTACTTGTAAATGTATTTAACGATGCTGACGCAGTTTCCAAACTACCAACTCTATTTACAGCAT